ATTAAACTTAACTTTATCATAAGGAAGATGACCTAGAAACCTATATTTCATAACAGGTTCATCAGTAGTCCTTATTGAAGTAATATAATCAGAAGGTAAAGGAAGCAATTTATCATTAGAATCTTTAACTCTAATTCTCTTTGTAATAGTACCATAATCGTATTTATCAAAAATCATATAATTAGGACACTTACACATTTTTTCTTTTCCTTCTTTTTTCCTTAAAGGTTCTTTTCTTCCTCCAGTGGGCACATTTATATCAAGTATACGCATGTGCCCACACGTGAGGTTAATTAATAAATATACCAAGAATCAGGATCATCTTCATGACCACGATCTTTAATAATAGGACGTCTACTCAAAGCAGCTTTTGCAGCACCTGCTGTACTTTGAACAGCCTTAGCAGCTGCACTACGAGCTAATCCATAAGTTGTACCACCAATAGCAGCACGACCAAGACTAGATACCATAGAAATTAATTGTCTACTCATAGCCTGTTTCTGATTATATTGGTTAATCTTTTGTTGTTGAGCTAATTGAGCAGCATTTAATGAAGTACTTTGAGCTTGACCTAAGTTAGGTGTTTGAGAACCACCAATACTAATAACTGAGCCAGGATTCATGCCAAGCTGTTGTAATTGATCATAAGTAGAAACTAAAGAAGAATCTCTCGCAGCTATTTCACGATCATAAGCAGTTTTAGCATTATCCTGTGCAATTTGATTAGATATATAATCCTGAAGTCCAGGATCAATACCAGTAAGACCTCGTTCATTAGCGTAACCAAGTGCTTCAGTACCAGTCATAGATCCATCACGTAATGAATCATAAACAGAAGTAAGGTTACCATTAACAAAATCATTCAAAATCTTATAAGCTTCTCCATAATCTTTATAATTCAAACCTGAACCACCTAAAGTAGTCATATTTGTAAGAATATCTTGAATATCACTTGTATTAAGAGATGGATTAGTAGAAAGGTAGCTTCTTAAATCATCTAAAGAAGAAAACTCAGATCTTTTTTTAGAGAAAGAGTTATAAACACCACCACTACCACGATCAAACATAACTAAATCCTATTAACTAATCCAGCAGGAATTGGATGTGATGGTAATGGCATTGTAACCTTATCTTGTCTAATAAATGCAGCCATAAATTGATGACCATAAGTATTAGTGGCATTAGGAATAACACGACCAGTAAGAGTTCTAGAAACATTTGTTTCATCTTCTTTAAGCCAGTTAGCAGAGAAATAAGGACGTGTATTATAAATATCTTGATAAGACCATTTAGTATAAAGTTCATTACTATCTCCATGATTTGGACCGAAATCTCCAGCACCAGTAGAAATAGCAGTTCTTAAATACCACCAAGATTCTTGATAAGCAAAGTTTTGTTCATTTGCAGCTTCATCATATTTGTTATAAACATTAGAATTCTTAACAGCAATATTACCAATATTAGCAAAGAATCTATTATAAAGATCTATTTCATCTTTAAGACCTAATAATTCATCTTGTCTACCTTGAGAATATGTATGATGTACTCTTGTACAAGCAACACGAATTAAAACACCATATTCAATGAAAGTTTTAGTCCATGAAGACTTTGGTGTAACAGTATTACTAAATCCAGACATAGTGCCTAATAAATTAGCTTGATCTAAGACAGCTACATTAGAAAGTGTACATCTATGACCACCAAGATATTCAGGACGTTCTAATAAGTAATCAGGAACACTTAAACCCCAAACACCTTGATAATGCTCAATCATTCTAGATCCAAATTTACCCTTAACTTCAGCATATTCTTGAATCATAAAATTAATTCTTAATGAATCAATTGGAATACCTCCAGTTTTACTATTATCAGCCATTAAAGGACCAAAAGAACTACTATTACCAGGAATACCAGCTAAAACAGCACCATTTCTAGTAGCATTAGGATCAGAGCCAGTAACAACACCAATAGTCAAATCGTTATTGTTAATATAATGACCAATTAAATTAGTACCAGCATAAACAGGTGCATCAGGTAAAGGAATGACAACTCTACTTAAACCATTAACTTGTTTCTGTGGGCTAATTAAACAACTTGTAAATGGATCATGGAGCTTATTAACAGGTAAAGCTTCAAGATTATTAAAAATAGAACTTAATGTAGAAAGTTTACCACCCTTAAGATCACCATAAGGAATTGATGGATCAACATTTTCATCACGGAAGAAATCAGTATAAACTTTGTAATAAGCCATTAATGGATAAGGATTAATCTTATCAGTAGCAGTCATACCTGATTTAGGCTTCCAACCATGAAGTGTAGAATCATAATCAAATAATTCATTAACAGCACATCTCCAACCAGCACCATTTAATATAGTGTCGTGAGTAAGTAAATGACTTGTACCATCAAAATCTAATTCTAATTCAGGGAAGAAATATTGATTTGTATCATAAGGTTCAACAGCACCTAAGATCTTTTCAAAATCAGGATCGATAATTCTAAAAGGCACAAAGAAATCATAAGTGTCTAAAACAACATCATCTAAAGGCACTTTTAAGGAAGCATCCATTTGAATTAATTCAGTAGCTTCTCTTTGCCATGTAGAATCAGGATAAACCATCCTAGCATTTACCAAAATTAAACGACCATGTTTAAATGATGTAAAATCACTTACAACAGGATGAACATGTCTATGACGAGGTAAAGTAGGAGATGGTAAATTTGTAAAATAAGAAGATTCATTTCTATTCATTATTTATTACCTCCTTCATCTTCTTTCTTTTTAGCAGCTTCTTCAGCAGCTTTAGCAGCAGCCACAGCTTGAGCCTGTAACCCAGCAGTAACCTTACCAACATAAGTACCATCAATAACAGCAGCTTTAAAAGAAGCCACATCAGGAAAAATAGTCTTCACTGGATCAGGTAACTTATTATATTGAGTAGAGAATTCACTCTCTTGACCATAAAGTTCATGGATATTATTAGGATAAAGTGCACCATCAGAGAAAGTAGCATTAGGATCATCAGGTGCTAAGCGAGAATCGCCTTGAATAGCTTTCTTTAATAAAATGAGATCAGAAGAATTATCAGCTTCTTGAATCATATCATAAAGATCAACTTCACCATCTTGCTTAACAATTTCACGTTTCATATCTTCATCATAAATCCTCTTAAATACAGGTTGAACTTTAAGACCAGGACAAGTACCAGGATATTGAAACTTAATAATTCCATCAGGCATTAGCAGTATCCTCCTTCTTGTCTTCAAAAGTAACTTTAAGAGAGTTAATTAAATCACAAGCCTGTTGATATTTGTCTTTAGTAATACCAGCCTTAAGTAATTCATCCAAAGCTTGAGATTTAGCAGCAGCAATTTCATGAATAAGTTCTAAACGGACTTCTTCCACTGTGCATAATAATACAGGTGAATCTTCAGCAGTAATCTTACCAGTATCAACATCAATTGAACCAACTAAAACAAGTCTTTTGTCTTTTGTATGTTGATTCACATAATTAGGTTGAGGAGAGCAAAGAGCTAATCTAATATTTCTCTTAGCTTCTTCATCATTAATAGCCGTGCAAACAAAGGAATTCTCTTGAGAAACCTCATCACGGATAACATAGATATTAAGTTTATTCATTTTAACCTCCTATATACAAAATATCTGATATAGTGTAACACTCGCCTAAACACTTCTTTAATCTTTGAAGTTCGCAGCAAGAATACACATTTTGATCATAAGAATGACCAGTAATTAAATTGGTAATAATAACCAAAAACATCATAATCTCGTACCACCTTGAGCTACAGCACGACCACGATTCAAATAACGAGTTCTCACTGATGTACGTTTAACAACAGCAACATCTCGTTTACGATTCATACGTTTACCCATCTAATTACCTCCCTTCTTTTGTGGTGTAGAAAGAATTTTATCAATATAAAAATCTATCTCACTTTCCAAACATTGATAAAAAAACCAACCATATTTCTCTCGAATAAAATCACGGACAAATTGATGTTTAGTACCACCATTACCTTCAGGCCATCTTTCTTCAGCAATTTGAATACCATGAATAACGTCTTCAATTAAATGAGAAGTAATTGAAAGACTAACTTTACCTCGACGAAAAATAAATAAAATAAAAAACTCCACTACCGAAACAACGATAGGAAGAATCCATTGCCAATTAGCAATAATATAATCAACTATTTGTTGCACTTATATACCAAAGGGTAACTTAATGACAATTATCAGAAGTTACTCTCTTTTTCCCTTCTGATCTAATTCATTGATGCAGAACAACTGCACTACTGACGATAGACTTAGACCATATCTATCGGCATAATCTCTTAATTTTGCAACGATTTCTTTCTTAAAACAAACCATCACACGTTCACGATCTTTACTAACCATATTTCATAAAAAAACTCCTTATAACGTCATTATGTAACTAATAATATTATAAAGAGTAGGTGTTGCACTAGTCAACACTAAATTTGTGTTTTTAATTTTTGACGTTTAGATAAACGATAATCTAACTTTTGATGAAGTTCGTCATACTTAACATTAGAATGTAAATAAGTATAAAGCTGTCTATCTGATCTAGCTAGTCTTCTTGGTTTAACTTTACGATCAAACTTATCACGACCATACTTCTTAATCATTAATTTATCAAAGTATCGAGGTACACTAGCAACATGTGCTGAACCTCTACCAGCAACAATAATATGATCATTAGCATATACCTTATCTTCAGGATGAGTATCAAAATATCCAGCACCAATACCAGGACGAGTAGAACAATGTACAACTTCTTGCATAACATTCCAATATTTATAAGCTTCAAGATTCTTAGGATTAATCTTTTTAGTACAATATTGAGCAATATATGCAGCACAATCGAAGGAAAACTCTCCGACTGAAATATTACCCTTATAATCCCAACATTTATGAATCAATTTAGAATAACTTAAACCAAATTCATCATTAGGTTTTTGATGGTGCTTAAACTTACATTTAATAGCATTACCCTTATCATCATACTCTACATCAAGAGCTTCTTTGAAATCTTGAGTTAAATCTCTTAACGGACAATTAAAGAGAATAAAATGAGCATGAGGACGACCTAACGGAGGTGTATTAATCTTATTACCATATTCACAACCGACTAAATAACGAAGTTTAACATCCTTACCTAAATTGTAACGAAGTTTACGAAGAAACTTTTGAATATCTTCATAGTTAATAGTAGGTACACCATCACTATTTCTAGGCATAGTGTCATCATTATAAGTTAGAGTAACAAAGTAATTATGCTTCCATTGCTTAGCTTCTAAAACACATCTATTAGCCCAAACACGAGTTTGTTCAAGCCTACATTCAAGACACTTACCACAAGGTACTTGAATAATTGTATGCATAGGAGATTTATCATAATTAAACTTAACTTTATCATAAGGAAGATGACCTAGAAACCTATATTTCATAACAGGTTCATCAGTAGTCCTTATTGAAGTAATATAATCAGAAGGTAAAGGAAGCAATTTATCATTAGAATCTTTA